AAACTACTGCAAAACAGTGGGAGATGATGTTATCAACGATAAAATCCAATTTGGAGAAAAAATCATAATGGCAAGAAAAAAAGTGAAAGTTGAACGAAAACCAATGAAGGTTAAACGTACTCGCAATATTACGGATGAACAAAGAGAAGCTCTTCGTCAACGTATGAATGAAATGCGTAAGAAACGCAAACCGGCCGAGTATAAAAACATTCATAAATCCGTTCTTGCACTTCCAGATGAGGATAAGTATTCTTTTAAGAATGTCAAAGAATGGATAAAGGAATCCAAGGAATTGGCCGCTCAATACAATAAACAGGCAAAAAGTTCTAGAAATAGTCCTATGGATAGACAACAAGCATTTACTCTTGCAACTGATAAAAAAGCATATATTCGTATGTGTGAACATTATCTCAAGACAGGGGATTGGATTGCTATGTTCTCAGGTAAAAATGAGGAACATAAAGTTGTTTCCAAATGTGTGGTAATGGCATATTATCCAGATGGAACTCCAAAGAGAAATGTTGGTGTATATTATCCTGACATCAATATGGTATGGAATAAAGACATGGATGAATCGGAATATGTTACTCTGGAAAACAGAGAATATATAAAGAGAGAAACAGTTTCCGATACCGAAGTGAAACAAGTTACACAAAACTGGGCAAACAAAGAAACACAGATTCGTCAACAGGGTTTAGAGGCGTTGACAGATAAACAATTTACAGGAGATATGTGATGGCACTTAGTATTGCAGATATTTTTGAAGATGTTGCAAAAGCAAAAACAAGAGAAGATAAACGAGAAGTTCTCATGAAAAATGAATCTTGGTCTTTGAAAGCTCTTCTTCAACAAAATTACCACCCAGACGCTAAATGGTTGATTCCGCCAGGACCACCTCCTTATAATGAAAATCAAAATTCAGCGGATACTTCTCTTTTATATGAAGCCAAGAAGTTGGCTTATTATACGGATGGTAAAAAAAACTTACCCATGCTCAAACGTGAATCAATGTTTGTTTCGTTATTGGAACGTTTGAGTCCAGATGAAGCGAAAATACTCATTGCGGTTAAAGATCAAAAATTAACCTATAAGGGTCTTACCTATAAACTCGTAAAAGACACATGGCCAGACTTACTTCCAGAACAAGAAGAGAAACCAACCATTTCCAATTCAGCAGAAGAAATCGTAGAGCCGGAAATCGAAAACGCATAAATATTATTACACTTTGGTTGGAATGGTCGCTATTTTATGGTTTAGTGAATGAGTTAATAACCGAACAAAGGAAACGCATGATAAAAGCAGTAAGATACTTTCTTACTCTTTTGACTGCACTCATATTTCTTACAACTCCTACAAATAGTAAAGTAACTGTTGAATCCCCAACTAGTTACTATTACCAACCTGACTATCTTAGTCTTGTAAAATACTCGATAAAAGAATTGGAATGTCTTTCATTGAATATTTACTTTGAAGCGGGAGTTGAAAGCACAGCGGGAAAACTTGCAGTGGCAAATGTCACTCTTAATAGAACTGGTTCTAAGAAATTCCCCAATACTGTATGTGATGTAGTCAAAGAAGGTAGACATTATCATGATAGGAAATTGGACAAACGATATCCATTGAGGGATATGTGCCAATTTTCGTGGTATTGTGACGGACTTTCCGATGAGCCTCAGAGAGGAAGAACATGGGAATCTGCAAAAGAAATTGCAGAACTTGCATTGAAAAAACACAATGCAAATATATTGATAGATATTACGGATGGTGCAACGCACTATCACGCAAATTGGATGGAAACTTTTCCTAAATGGTCAAAGGACAAAAAAGTTATGGCATCAATAGACAGACACATCTTCTACAAATCTAAGAAGAAGTAAATTTCAAATAAAAAACTTGACATCTCTTACTCTATGGGGTATACTATATTGTAACCTAAAAAAAGAGGTAATTATGAAGAAATTGTTGTCTGTGGTGTTATTTGGACTCGTACTAAGTGCAACTGTAATTGCAGAGGTAATAAAAACTGAATATATTACTGAGGAAACTTGTCTGGCAATTAGTGGTTGTTGGGTTAACCCCAAAACAGGCGAATGTCCAGATTGTGTCAAAATAACAAAAACGATTGTTACTAGAACTAAGGAAAAGAAGATAGATAGGGTAGTAAAAACAATAAAACCTAAAAAAGTCATACGAAAGACTTTTACGACTAAAAAGAAATGGGTATGTGTTATCGGCCCTTGTGATTGGATTGATGAAAATGGAAATTTGATAGAAGGATGATAACACCGTCCTATATATTACAGAAAGGTAATTATGCCCTATTATGATTATCATTGTATGGCATGTAGTCATACATTTGAAATGAATATGCGTATTAGTGAACGAAAAAAACCCACTGAGGAACCTTGTCCAGAGTGTTCCAAAAGTGAAATTATTCAACAACTTGCCACACCGTATCATGGTGACCCATGGCACTTCGCAGGAAAGAAGCCTGATGAAGGATTCAAGGATCGTCTTAAAGAAATAAAAAAGTCACATCGAGGTTCAACTATAGACACTTGGTAACTTTAATCTTCTTTAGGATTTTCATGGCGAAACGTAATCGCAAATTACGTAATGAAGTGATTGAACAAGATATATCAGAAAGAAATTTATATATAATCAAAGGTAAAAACGACAATATAAGTAAACGCACGGATGGACTTTTTTTAAGAGATGTCCTCCCTAAAACTCAAGCCCAGTCTGATACCTTTGATGCTTATGATGAAAAATTTAATTTAATGTTACATGGTTGTGCAGGAACGGGGAAAACATTTATTTCCTTATATCTTGCACTTCGGGAAATTTCACAAAGGTCATCTTTTTATAAGTCAATAACCGTAGTACGTTCAGCAGTTCCAACAAGAGAAGTAGGGTTTCTTCCAGGCGCACTGAACCAAAAACTAGAGGTATATGAACTGCCGTATCGTTCAATTATTTCAGAAATATACGGAAGAGGTGATGCTTTTGAAATATTAAAACATAAAGATTCGTTGAATTTTATTTCAACTTCTTATGTAAGAGGAGTCACACTCAAGAAAACTATCGTCATTGTTGATGAATGTGAAAATTTAAATTTTCACGAACTTGATTCCATCATCACTCGTATTGGAGATGATTGTAAGATTCTCTTCTGTGGTGATTTCAGGCAGTCAGATTTTAGAAATGAACGTGAGAAACAGGGAATGCATAATTTTATGGAAATTTTGAGTGCTATGAAATCGTTTGATATTATAAGATTCACACAAAACGATATTGTTAGGAGCAATATGGTACGTGACTACATAATACAGAAAGAAAATCTCAACTATTGATGAATTCAATAACGGGGAGTGCCCAATAAGCCTCTCCGTTTGTTTTATGAAAAAAATATTATGCCTTTTTGCATTTATGATTCTTTTAATACAAACAGCTAATTCACATCCTGACGGCGCAACACCTTTTTGGTATCCATCGTCATATATCTATGGATTTGTTGTGGGGTGTTCGTCTTCAATAGAACAAACTCGTCCAGAATTTATTCAGGAAATGTGGCCAGACCAAGTGAAGTCTGTTTGTGGATGTGTGATTGATGCATTAAGACATTCATTGACATTTACTGATGTTGTTCGGACGGATAATTTATCTCAAATGAAAATGCAGTCGATAGTGAATGCAACTATGCCTCTTTGTGTTTTGCAAGAATCGGCAAAAAAACCAAATATCTCTCAAAAAGAACAAATATGAAACAATTTAATTATGATTTGTTGGAAAGTAAGAAGCACCTTTTAGAACAGGATAATTCGGGCCCAGATAGAGTTTATCATGGTCCAAAAGGTGTTTATGCATCTGTCACTAATATGCTCTATCATATGGTGACAAAACCAGGCATTGATGCATGGAAAGAAAAGATTGGTATGGAGGAAGCGAACAAAATATCAACACGTGCTGCAAAACGTGGAACTCGAATTCACAATTCTATTGAAAAATATCTCCTGGGGGATGAGACATATTTTGAGGGTGTTCCTCCCGAAAATAAAGAACTCATTCAACTTGGGTTGAAACAGATTGATGAGAGAATTGATAATATTAGAGGAATTGAATTGGGAATGTGGTCTGATGAACTTGGTCTTGCAGGAACTACAGATTTGATTGCAGAATATCAAGGTGATTTAGCAGTCATTGATTGGAAGACCTCAACATATATCAAAAAAGAAGAATATCTCTTACCGTATATCTTACAGGGAACAGCATACAGTAGAATGTTGTATGAAATGTATGATTTGATACCGAAGAAAATTGTGATTTGTTCTTTCATTCGATTTGATACTAAAAAGTACAATCCAATGATGGATCAAGATATTTACATTGATTGGAAGGAATACAGTCCATTGGATTATATTCGCCGATTGAAATCTTTGTGCGATGCATATCAATATAAAATGACAACTTGAATGATATAAATATTTACGTAAACTGTTAAAGAATTTGTTTGATGACCTGTAAGGTAACTTTACAAGACCCGGCTTCGACGCCGGCACCTCCACCAAGGAGCATCAGATGGACGCTAAAGAAATTACCATAGCAATAGTTATTATCGGAGTATGTTTGGGTGTAGTATGGATATTGGGTTTGGTGCTCGTTTGATGGGGGTGAATGGTTTCGATTGAAAGTGAGAATAACGGCGAGAACAAAAGGGTGATGACCTACATCAAAACCATAATCGCAAATAACGCTGATTATACATCTGCATCTTCTTATGCAATTGCTGCGTAATTAGATAGCCGAGTTTGGACCTTTGGTCTTGGGGAATTTCCTTGGGAACAGAAAAATTCCTCGCTACTTATAAACAATAGTGTTTATAATGCACACACAAACACACACAGAGAAAGGACAATATGTCTAATCCATTTGAACTACGATTCAAACTCTTAGAGATGGCACAAGGTTATCTCCAAGAACAACAACAACGCAATCAAGACTTTGTTTACAATGCATGGGATCTTGCAAAGGAACAAGGTAATGCAAATATGGAGTTGTTTAAAGAACTCCAGCCGGAATCTTATTCCATTGAGGATATTAAGAAGAAGGCATCTGAGTTGTATGAATTCGTAGAGAAGAGTAAGTAACAAGTTTGGGGAGTCATTTGGGTTTTGACTCCCCTTTCATATAAAACGGAAAGAAAAATGGCAGTAGGAAGTAAAAAAGACCGTTTAAAAGATGATAAAATTAATACCGAAGAGGAATTGGTTTATGAATCGGAAGAAAAATTATGGGAGACAAATCCAATGGAAGCGTTAAGATATGAAAAGATTGAAAGCCGAAAGAAGTTAAATTGGTGGGCACGATTTACCTTATCAATGATTGTTATTTTAACTTTTTTATTTCTGGTGTGGTTGTTATTTTATGCTGAATTGCCACAAGAAAGTCGAGATTTGATAAACATTATGGTTGGTGCTTATGTTGCTGTACTTGCAAAATCAACTGATTATTGGTTTAAAGATAAAGATGATCCTGAACACAAAGAATCGGAAAATGTGGGAACTAACGGAACAATTTGACTTGACATTTGTGTGTAATTTGATATAATGGAGAGATAATGGAACAATTACTTGGTGTTTATACAACGGTTCGTTATAATGAAGAGATTGAGCAAATGGTAGAAGAAACAAAGATGTCTTATCTTGATACAATTCTTCATCATGCAGACCAAAACAATTTGGAATCTGAAACGATAGCTAAATTGATTAGTGCCAATTTGAAGATGAAATTGAGAGTAGAAGCGGAAAGTTTACACTTTTTACCGAAAACAGCTAAACTCCCAATATGATTCCAAAGGTGACGCCTTTTGAAGTATATCAAAAATATCTATCGTTGAAACAACATTTCAATAAGACGGATTATGATTTCTTCAAATTTAAAGGGAAGGTTCGTGCGAGCGAATCTTCATTTGAGAAAAGAAAAGACAAACATCACTTTATACGTTTGTCGAAAATTTATAAAGAAGAAGAACTCACAAAATTTTTAGTTTCAAATTTCGTCAAGACTAGTGACCTTTGGGTAGGTAATATTACTTCACCAGAAGGACGAGAAAATTATATTGCATGGAAAGCAAAGATACAAAGTTTACCTTATGTTTTCCAAAATGAAATAGATGAAATATTTGATGATACAAATGAATTTAATGAGTTATTTGAGTGTGTGGATGGTCAACATCCGCCTGTTCTCCGCTCGGTATTTGGTGGAGATTTGTCAATCGAATCCTTTATTATTATGGATTCGATTCTTAGGTTTTCTTCTACCTTCAATGAGAAGATAGAAGAATCGGTCATGTGGCCAAACCTATATAGTATGTGTTTAAAGTATGCACCGTTCTTGATAGTGAACAAGCAGAAATATGTAGACATACTGAAGAAACAAGTAGAATTACATTATGTGTAAGTGGATAATCTGAAACAAGTAGTATAAGGAGTTACGATGGCAACATCATTTGCATCCCTCAAGAAAAGTCGGTCAAACGATCTTCAGAAACTTCAATCAGAAGTTGATAAGATTAACAATCCCCAAAACAACAAAAATTTCGGTGATGACGAAAGGTTCTGGAAAGCAGAACTTGATAAGTCGGGTAACGGATATGCCGTTATTCGGTTTCTTCCTGCACCGAATGAAGAAGATTTGCCGTATGTGCGTGTCTTCAATCACGGTTTTCAGGGCCCAGGTGGGTGGTATATTGAAAACTCATTGACCACGTTAGGTCAGAAAGATCCATTAGCAGAGTATAACTCTACTCTTTGGAATTCAGGAATCGAGGCGAACAAAGAAATCGCCAGAAAACAAAAACGTAGGTTGACTTACTTCTCCAATGTTTATGTTGTGGAAGATAAAGCCAATCCTCAGAACGAAGGAAAGGTTTGTCTTTTCCGTTATGGAAAGAAGATTTTTGATAAAATCAGTTCCATGGCGAATCCAGAGTTTGAGGATGAGTCACCAGTAGATGTTTTTAATTTCTGGGATGGAGCGAATTTTAAACTTAAAATTCGTAAAGTAGATGGATTTTCCAACTACGACAAATCGGAGTTTATCACCTCTGCTCCTCTTTTTGAGGATGATTCCAAAATGGAAGAAACTTGGAAGAATGAACATTCATTGGATGAGTTCATCAATCAAAAGAACTTCAAATCATATGATGAGTTAAAATCTCGTCTTGATGTGGTTCTTGGGAATACCCCATCACCGGCGACCTCTGCGCCATCTTCCGTAGATTCTTCGGAAGTTCCATTTGATGGTGGAACACCCATGAAGACTTCTTCGTATACAGAAGAAGAAGTATCCAATGACGAAAATCTTGATTATTTCAAGAAACTCGCCGAAGCGTAATCTCTCACGCTAAAAATTGTTGTTTCCGTTCCCCAACTAAAGCCGGACCTCTGGTTTGGGGAGCGGCAACATTGGTTTGATTGATGATGGTAGGTTGACTGCTGTTATCAATCACAACTGGTTCTGAAGTTCCTGTTGCACCTCCCAATGTTCTATCAGCTTGTAATTGATTGATTACTGCACCCGATTGTGGTAGGTAAGATGCAACAAAGTTGTCAATCCTATCAGAAGATGGTGGGTCAAATACAATTTCTCCTGCGTGAAGTTTATACAGACCTGTTTTGGATATTCTTCCACCTGTTTGTCTTGTGCCTTCTACTTTATTTTCTATTAAATTTACTAGAATTTTTTCAGTTCTAATTTTCATATTCTTTTCAAATTCTTGCAATACTTTAGAATTTTCCAATTCTGTAGAACGTTTTTGTAGTTCTTGTTGTTTTT